CTTGGCATATATTTAGTATCTTCTGTTGGTGGTGGCCACTGCTTGCCCTCAATAAACCTTGTAAACTCTGGCCATTTAGCAACAAACCCCATTGTTGTCTTGTAGTCAATATCATTTAGGTATTCTTGGTATATGCTCCCTGGGTCTTTTTTAATCTTCATCTACTCACCCATCCATTCCTTCATAATCTTTTCTGGTGTCTTAGCCTTTGGATCGAGTTCTACGGTTACTAATGACTCTGATAACTGTATAGACTCAACTATATGCTTAATATCCTCACCACTTAGGCTGTCTCGCCTATCCTCTAGTATGCTTACCAACTTATCAGTTAAGCCTTTTACCATGTCAAATGTCCTCCTCCTGTTTTAGGTTTAGCAACAAACTTATTTATATTATCAACTGGTTTCTTCTTATTAGGTCTATGTGCGTATGGTCTACCAGCAAAGAAATATCTAAATGCATCAGGTGCATGAGTTAATTCGTGTGGTTCTTTCGCTACATCATTAGGTTTCTTTTCATCCTTCTTGACTTGGCTTAAACATCTAATGAGATTCTCGCAATTATCTGTTATCTGCACATTAGCTGTCATTATGCCCTGTTCATCCTCGTAAGGTGATAACCACTCTTTAACATCTAGCCAACCATCTATCCTATTGTTATTAGCCTGTGCTAGATATATGCCGTTTTCTTGAAATATCTCTGACGCACTCTTTCCAGTCTCTTGTCTACGATTCCATAAATCTATCGGAGCTAAGTATTGGTATATGTTTTCTTGCCTAGTTGTCATTGATCTAACCTTTTCAGCTGCCTTTGATATGATTAAGTCACTTTGATGTACTTCTCTGTAGAACCATGCCTTGTTATGGTCGTCTATGGCTACCCAATAGCCAGCTAGCATATCAAGCCCATAATCCATTACAAAGTATCTTCGCCAGTGTTGAGGTGGCTCAAAATATCTGCATACATGAACATCCTTGTCGAACTCACTGAAGAATGATCCACCTGACTTAATAAACCTAGCTTCACCTAATTGTTTATACTTCTCTGGGTCAGTATCTCGATATATCTCAATAGCTGCTCTTTGTATGTCTGTTAGATACGGATTATCAAAGTGTGTCGATAACACTACTAATACCTTGATTGTTAAATCACTATCACCTATGGTGAAATGCTTTTCAAATACTTTAGGCCTTTTACTATTCGGGAAGTATTCAAATACTTCATCAGGTGTGCCTTGTACTAGCTTTTCGTTAGCGAAGCAATACTCGTTAACTGGGTTTAGTAATATATCAAGGCGTCTATCTTCTTGCACTTTACCTCTCAACTGTTGAATCAATGCTAGAAAATCATCAAATTCTACCCACTCACCTTCTTCAACAACTATTTTGGTTACCTGGTCAATGTTTTTAACATCTTTTTTCTGTTGATCAGTTTTGTAACCTCTAAACAGGACAGTATTCCCATTTATTTTATTAACTATCTTTGTAGATGATGGAGAAATATTATAAGCTGGTGTATGTTCAAACTGTTCAATCTTATCAACTAGACCAGCATAATAACCATCTGATCCACCTTTGTCTAAGTCTTGTATGATTAATAGCTTGTAACTTTCTTTACTTGCAAGATTTACAGCTTCTTCAATCTGACTATTATATGATTTGGCTGAATATCTGCCACCTATTTCTACAATAGCGTCATATTTAGCACCTAAAATGTAATCAAAATATAGAGGGGTGATACGTATAGTTTTTTCTAAATGTGCTTCCATACCATCCTCCTAACTATATGACCGACACCGCCTTGTGTTATCCCAAACATTTCAGCTATATCTTTTTGATAATAATCACCAGTCGCGTATAATCTTCTAATTTCAATTACATCTTTTTCTTTTAATTTAGATAATGAACAATTTTCTCCTTTTGTATTTGTTAACCCTGTTTTTCTTGCATGATCATCATTTTCTTTTCTTGTACACCACTCCAGATTGTCAACGTGATTATTATACTTATTTCCATCCATGTGATTTACTTCTTGTTTTAACAACGGGTTATCTATAAAGGTTTCTGCAACAATTCTGTGTACTGACGGTGATTTAAATTCGCCTGATTTGTTTAAAGATACCGATATATACTTTCTAGCAGTTAAAAGCTTTAGAATCTTGCCTTTGTAATTTATCTTCCTTTTATCTTTAGCCAACACTATCCTGTCTAGACTTTTAACTCTTCCTAAGGTGCTAACTTGGTAATACCCCTCATATCCTTTTATATCTTTCCATATTTCTTTCATTGTTCCTCCTAATAATTAAATTAGAGGGGTTATCTCACGACAAGCCATAATCCTTTTGTATTCCGCCTGTGGCGACATGTAATCAAACCATTGCAATTGCTACTTTGTTATTTTTATGATTGGCATTGATATTTCGCCTGAATGTTCTACTTTGTCTGTGAATAGCTTCAGGTGTTTACCAGCTTGATCAATTGTCTTTTGTTTATCATACCTTTTAACATATAATCCATATCTACTGTGACCTATCTCTGATATAGACTTTAGCGCAGCTTCACTCATTTCGTCAGTATCTTTTATTCTCATTGTTTGGTAAGTTTCTATTAACGGTTCACCATCAGAACCTAGAACTATCTTGCCTTCGTCATCACGCTCTATTTTCTCCACTGTAACGATTTCGGCTATATCTGTTATCTTAGTATCTAAAAGGTCTTTAATCTCCTTTAAGACTTGTTTAACAGTGAATATGCCCTCTTCTTCTGCTTCTTTGATTGCCCTAGCCCTTAATTCGTCATACCTAGCCTTAACATGGGGCTTTCTAAGTATAGCGCTTGCCTTGTTATCTATCGTCTCAGGTTTAGCATTGTCTGTACTATACAAAGAAGCTATCATGGCCTTACGTTGACTATCCTCAACCAACATAGCTTGTACTAGGCTTTCTTCTTTAATTGTTAACTTGTTAGTCTTTCTATTAGCTGCCATGTAATCAACTCCTCTCCCTCTAGTATATCAAATATAATGATTTTTTTAAAATATTTCAATTAACCCCTTGACTTGTGGCACAAATGTGATACAATGTATTTATAAATGAGACACACAACAATGACTTGGAGGTTAATATGGATAACTTACTAGCAGGACTTAAAGCAACCGAAAAACTTAGAGTATTAGCATTGGCAAATTACAAAGCAGACAAAGACAACAGAAAAACTTATGCAACTAATGACAGATGGTTAAAAGATAATGCTTGGAGAAATGAAATGATCGAAAGTAAACTAGAAGAAGCTTACAACGAATTATACAACTAGGGGACTTTTTCCCCTCTATACCAGGAGGTACACGCATGAAAAAATTATTTTGCGAATTTTGCGGTGAATCAATCGAAAACAAATGTGGATGTGAAAAAGCACACTATGAACAAGTTGAATTTGAAAAGCAAGAATACTTAAACAGCTCCGAAACGCATCAAGGTTGGGCGCAACAAGATATGATTGATTTGAGAAGGAGAGAATGCTAATGGATAACACACTTAAAGTAAGAGTTAACCCCGAACTGCTAGCCTATTACAAAGGCGATCCCGATAAAATCAAAGAGGCCTTAACCCTCTACCTAAGATCACAACAAGAGTTTCTCAAAATATATACTTCTAAAGTCTAGCCATTGGTTAGGCTTTTCTTTATAGCACAAAAGAGAGGAAAATTAATCCTCTCTGATTGGTTTACTTTTCATTCTTGCCTAATACACTTCTTTCAATTCTGTCCTCGACTCTACGGTTCATCCACATCAAAGCTTCTTCGAGTTTAGTAATCACAATTGCATTTTCTCTGCTACTGAATGGCCCTTCTTGAAAGCTTTTCATTCTATCTAGCACAATCTCTAGTAAATCAGAATCAATAATACCATGTTCCGAGTCAGGCTCTTTTCTTGCTCCATTCTGAAAATCAATTATCCTACTTGGACTTACGCAGTCACATACTATCTTGTATTTGTGATTTGCTCCGCCATTCCCTTTTTCATCAACTGCATATACTACGTTTAGTTTCTCTCGCTTTTGAATTGTCTTTAGTTCTCTCATTGTTTCCTCCTTATATTGTGTAGAGTAGCTGTGATAGCCTGCACTAATTGATTTATAGTCCTATGCTAAACCTTCTATACGTAATCTTTTCACCGTTTTCGTCCACCTTGTACATCAAGCCCTTTTCAAACATTGGCTTTAATAATTCTTCTGTATTTTTTGTTAGCATAGCGTATGCAATAACTATATTAATCAAAGGTATGGCCATTAATAACAAAGTTCTCGTTTTTTCCATAAGGCTTTCTAGTAATCCTTTACGCTCCACTTTGTAGTTTTTTCTTTTGCAATATAACTTGAGTTCTACTTCTCTTATCAATATTATAACTAAACATACTGCCCACGGTATTATTATATAGTTCATGTTATCCCCCTTTACTTTATCCCAAAATAACTTTGCTGACTCTCTCCACCACCACCGTTAGGAGATAGTGTATCTATTCTAACTAGCTTAGTACCGCACTTGCTACAATACTCTGCGTTGTCTTCTTTTCCACACTTAGGACATTTTTTCATGTTGTTATCCCCCTTAGTCTATCGGTATCCACATACCACTTAAACGCATATTGCTTTCACCTGTACGAGATTTAATCCTAACTCCACTCACTGGATTTTTAAACATTATTTGCTTTTTATATTTATCATATCCTTCATTAACTTTTTCATATCGTTGCCCTGTCTCTTCACAATCTTTTAACGCTGTGTATATGTCTACTGGTGTAGCAACTTTAGTGCTTCTTATTTCTACTACATCACCTTCTTTAAATATCATTTCACATCCAGTTGGCGTTTCTCTGCAATGCATAAAAACTTCTACGTTATCATCTACTTTATTCCTAGCTATTACATATCCATTGACTATTACTTCTATCTCTTTCATATCATTCCCTCTCCTTCTATTATACCATGTAACCCTTGCAATTACTACATTATATCAACTATTCCAACTGTTAAAAATACCGATAACGTTATGAAAACTATCATCACGCTAATTACTATCGCTTGATTTCTAATAGACAATTTATAACTCTTATCCTCTAGATTTATGCTTCTTTTGTAACTTCTAATATTGCCCATCTACTTACCTCCCTGATTTATACCTAACTCTTGACATATCATATCAAGTTTATTGAGTGTTTCCTTTGCTGAATATCCTATCGAATTGTCAATTGTATCTGCTAGTCTTATGTACTCTCTTTCTGATTGTTTTAATTCTGCTATTTCCATATTCTTAGATTTAACAATTGCCTTCAATTCTTTGTTTTCTAGTTCCAAAGCTGCCGTATCTTTCTCTAGTTCTATTACAGTAGAATTTAGCGTTTCAATTACCCTTGTTTTGTCAGCACTTTTGTTTAATATTTCAGATGATCCAAACATTAACAATAAGCATATTACAGTTAAAAATATCACTAAACCTTTTAACTCTCTATCAGTCATTAGACACCTCTTTCTTTCCGAAATCAATTGGTAATATCATTCCAACTCCTTGTATTTTCTCTACACGATTAAATTTTTCTATAAATTCAATCCTTTGCTCTTCTGTGTAGTCTCCTGTGATTCTAAATGGTTTAAATTCTATTTCCATTTCATATCCGCTATATAGTCTATATTTTGCCATTAGACACCTCTTCTCTGTACCAATCCATCAAACTTACCCATGTATCTCCATGGTCTACAATTAACAACTCTTTATAGTCTTGTGATATACTACATTTAAATTCATCTTGAAAATCTTGTATCGCAAATTCAACAGCCTTTCCTATCTCAGCTAATCGTTCTAGTTCTTTAACTTCTAACTTTTCTACATCTAACAATAATTCTAATTCAGCAACCTTTTCGCACATTTCATTATAGTCAACAGTTAAATTTTCGATAACTTCTTCACTGGCTGCATGGTCAGCTTTTAACTCTTCTTCAAGTTCATCAACCCTGGCAGCTTTCTTTTCTAGTTCTTCAAGTTCAAACATTGCATTTGCTGAATACTGAGGTATTAATCCCAATGCATCTCTTATAAAATTCGCTTTCATATTTTACACCTCTCCAATTCCTCTCTACTTAAAAACCTATCCCTCTTTATCCACCGATACTTGCCATCATCGCACATGACTTGTACCTCTGATTCCCTGTTATTAATCACTGTGTACTTACTACCACGTGTTAATGTTGCTGACCCTATAACGCATGTTAGACGGTCATTCATGGTTATTCCTTAGGCATAAAGCTAAGTATATGTGCTATTACATCTACTGTCCAACCATCACCTAGCAAACACGCTGCATCATTTTCACTCAATATTTCTGTATAACCTTCTGGTACCGTTTGGCATCTTTCTCTTTCTTTTTTATTCATATAACGTACTCCATTGTAAACGCTTAAATCCATACTTGGAATTAGGACGTCAATTTCTTTTGCTTTTTTGCCTTTAAAGTTTTGATCAAAGTGTTTTTTTAGTTCCGTATAATGTTCTTTTGACTTAAATATTAGCGTTGTAAATCCTGTATTAAAGTATCTGTGACACATTTTAACCGGTGTAGTCAATGGCCTTGAATCACTTTCTAATAACGCTCTCGCTTTTTTTCTGTCAGCCCAACCGTTATCTAGCACTTCATTTAAAAAAGTATCTTTTGGTACTATATTTGTTATATTCGGAATATTAGTCCAATACAATCTATGTCTTAACTGTGGTGCTATTTCTTTTGAGTTTATAATAATAGGTTCACAACCTAACTCTTTGCTAATTATGTCTTGATGTTCTTTTTTCATTCTGACATTTTCCAATAAAAAGTATTTAGGTTTAGTTTCTTTTAATAGCCTTACAAATTCATAAAACAATCCACTTTTAATCCCTTCCACTCCCAATCTTTCTTTGTTAGCTACACTAAAGTCTTGACAAGGACTACCACCGATTAATAAATCAATTTTAGGCAAATTAAATCCGTCTATTTCCGTTATATCTCCAAGTCTATTTTTTTCATCTTCTTGGTAATTATAATTAGCAACCTCAATAGCGTGTTCTTTTATCTCGCTACTAAAATAATTGTTAACTTTAACCCCTGCTTTTTCTAAGGCTATTCTTCCACAACTCATTCCATCAAACAAACTTAATACATTCATACCTAACCCTCCAATAATCCCTCTGCGTGTTTAGCTTTAAATTTTGCTAACTGATCTTTGTTTAATCTATAACACTCTGTTATCGCTTCGTATCTGTCAAATAGTGCCTTGTGTTCACTTAACCCTTTTATATTTGGATTTAATCCAAAGAAGCAACAGGCATCCATATAATCAAACAGTATTTTAACGTTCATGTTTAGTCCTCCAATACTTTCACTTCTTCATAACTGATAACCATTGTTGGCTTAATTAATAGTGATAACTTTTCAACCCTTTCTTTGGCTAGTTTGTAGATTTCTTTATAGTGTAATTTTTTTTCCATTCCATCTTTTAACGCTTCCGAAACTATCATGTCAGCGGTGTGTAATGTTGTTAACTGATAATTATTCAACATTTGTCTTACATTAGGATATTTTTGCTCTAGTATAAACAACGCTTTATTTTCCATTTTAGTTATATTGCCATAATACTTAACAGCGTTTTTACTACCTTGATTGGTTGCGTATCTAACGAAATCCTGAATCGTGTCAGTAGTTTCCTTCCTGATTCTCTTTCCTTTATCTCTGTTTAGTTTCCATTCGTCGTTATTTCTATTGACTTGTAATTGGATCAAAGCTTGTTTCATTTTCATAAATTCTTTAACTAATCTTTTTTTGAATAGCACTACTATTTCATTGTTTCTCATTAACGTCATCAAAAAGTATACTTGCGACTCATTTAACAATGCTATCTCGGTAGGTCTACCGCCTGACTTACGCATTTCAAATGCTAAAGTTCCGAACTCGTTTAATTGTTTTTCATACTGCCGAATAAGTTGTATCACTGATTTGTGAGTTCTGTTTGTACCTTCAGCTACGATTTCACTATTAGTAACTGGTAATTCTTTTTTTAATTCAACTATCTTCATTTCTTTTCACCACCTTTATATTGAAAGTTTATCATACTTTAAGAATAAATACAACAATAACTTTGGTTATATTTAGAATAAAATAAAAGCCACCATAGGCAGCTAATATTTTTTTCTTATTTCTTCGTAACTTTTTCCAGTCAATTTCATTTCATCAATAATTTTAACAGTCCGATCAACTTTCATTAGTTGACCACCATACATCTTATCACTAATCTCCACATACTCATATCCTTCTGATATTGCTAACTGTTTAACTAATACAGTCAAGTCATTGAGTTCATCTATAACATTATCAATTAGCGACCTTGAGGGATTTAATGCGTATAATATGATGGCCTGTCTAAACTCTTGCATTTCTTCATCAACTAGTTTATCAATTTGATTTTCTTTTCCAAAGTGTTCAATTATTTTTTTGTACATGCCTCCTCCTTAAATAATCCCACGCCTGTTTACTGCTAAATGTCCCTACATACTCACCATTTTTAAATATATCTTGCTTTCCGTCTATTGATTTAGACTTTTGATGCGTATAGCCATGGTTGGCTAGTGCTTGTGTTAGTGTCATCTAAATTCCTCGCATATGTTTACAATATGTTTACATAATTCTAATGGTATCTTAGATCGTTCCAAATTACCTTTTTTGCCTTGAGTGCCTGTTTTGCTCCCTCTTGGCGCTGGTTGATGATGACAATCTGTGTTTCCATTCCAACACATTGGCTTAAATTTAGGATTAGGATGATTGGTCCATATATCAGTGGGTTTCATCGATATATCTCCATATGAACAATAGGTTACAGTATATCTATACATAACACCCCTCATTAACTGACTTTTTCTCATGCCCCCCCTTGGGTTTTCTATAAAATATAACTTTGGCTTTAACTCCTGTATAATCATAAGAGTTTTTAATAGTAATTGATCGTGGGATTTAGCTTTCTCGCTTTTGGCGATTAATGCATTGCTGTCTTTCCTTTCTTTTTGAGTAGACCCAATTCCATTATCAAGGCTTTGTCTGTGTGTGCTTATAGCCGCAATGCTATGCGTGGTACATAGAGGACTTGCCCATATAATATCAGGATAACCTCCTAGCCTTTTAATTATTTCTTTAATCTTTAATTCTCCGACGCTAATTGTCCATTGTTCCAAGTTCCATGGTTTTTTAGTGAAATCTTCATTCAACTCTACACTTACCACTTTATGACCATTTGCCCTGAATTGATTATCAAGAACTTGTGTCCCCGAATACAATACTAATACTTTCATCTACTCCCCCACAATCTTCCCAATCTTATTCAACCTTTCAACAGGTAAATCATAATTCCTATTGACTAATACGTCTTTAATCTTGCCCAACTTCTCCGAATCCTTCTCGAACCTTCTTACCAGTTCCACAGATGCTTGATAATCCTCTTGTAATTCCTCTGTATTAATACTTTTACACTCGTCTTGATATAATATACCCAACTTTAGCAAATCCATTTCAGCAGGCATACACGGCAATATATCGCATAATTCTGTATGATGACAATTCTTGCAACCTTTTTCGTATCTATCATACATTGGTATGTTTTCAAACTGTTTGCAATATTTAACTGTTTGGTATAGTTTATTCATTGGTTACCTCGCTATCATAGATATTTCCCAGTATATTTAATATTGCACCATTCCATTCACTAAGTGGCTCTCCAAACCCTATCGGAGTATCTTTATTCATAATGCAAACACGTTCATCACATACACCCACTTCCCACGTAAAATATTCTTCGTTGTACGATATTATACAATAGGCATCATCATAATCTTCTGAAATAAAATAATCGCCTTCAAATACATTTTCTTTTCCTGTGTATCTGCATACTGTGTTAGGATCAACTTCTATACTGGGTTGAGTTATCATCCTTGTATTGTTTTGTGCTACAAAACTACAAAATCCTTTTTCGTTTTTATGTATTAAACAATGACTTTCATCAATGTAACTTATTAAACCCTCTACCCATCCCCCGTTGTCCACTCTTTTAGCCTTGCATATATGTTTATTCATCATTCCCACCCCTAATCTTTACTAAATTCCCTTGAGGTTTGCACGTTACAACTTTTATTTCACCAATCATCGTAGGTATCATTAAATCAATCATTTCTAAATTTTCTTTTTTAACTGCAATTGGATATATGACGCCATCTCTGACATACATAAATATTAACCCATCACTTTTACCATCACTCATGTTATTCATCCATTAACCTCACTCTCTAATATATATCGTTCCTATGTGCTTCTCTAACATTCTGTAGGTGCGCCTGTTCCTCTCTATCTGCAATTGCTTGTCTGCCACGTTCTAAGACTGAATCTAATTCTAGTCTGCTAGGTATATTAAGCTCCTTGCAGATGTTTTTAATCCCGCCAGCTTTTGATATTTTTAGCTCAACTTCTCTTGATACTCCCACTAAACTAGGTCTATGATTAATGTTTTGCTTTATCATTAAATCTAAGACTAATAGCTTAATACTTCTGCTTACCATTTCGTCACCCCTAAACTATCCTCTTGATAAGTTTTCGAATCTAGTCATTTCTCCAAAGAACGCAAGTTCAACTACTCCTAATTCCCCATCTCTATTTTTTGCTATTATTACTTCGCCAATTCCAGGCTTTTTTGTTTCTTCTTTAGTATAATATTCATCTCTAAATAAAAACATTACCACATCAGAATCTTGCTCTATATTTCCGCTGTTTCTTAAATCGGATAATTGTGGTCGCCTATGTTCTATCGGTCTTTGTTCTATAGCCCTAGATAATTGAGAAAGTATTATTATCGGGCAATTTAATTCACCAGCTAACCTCTTTAAAGTCTTTGTTTCAAATCCTATCTTGTCATTTTCTGAATTATGTTTCTTCGAATCATCTAATAATCCTAAATGATCTATCACTAACAAATCTAAACCATGCTTTTTCTTCAACCTTTTAGCTTTGCTTTTAATTTGCAATACATTCACGCTTTCTTCATGCACAAATATCTTTTGATTTGATATATCTGCCACAGCGTTTGTAATCTTACTCCATTGAGATTCTGATACACATTTATTTTTATAATTTCTCATGCTTACTCTAGCCAAACTGAAAGCCATTCTTTGCATAAGTTTTCGCTTGTTCATTTCCAAACTAAACATCTGCACCACCTTGCCACTTTTAGCAATATTGTTGATAATGTTTACTGCTAATGTTGATTTTCCCATAGATGGCCTAGCCCCAATAGTTATTAAATCACCATCTTTTAACCCATCAAGCAGATAATCCAAATCATTGAATCCAGTTTTTAATCCTTTTGGTTTTTTGCTTTCGTGCATCTCTCTCATGTATTCAAGTTCTTCAAATGCTACTAATGCCATGCTTGGATTGATTTCATCCGACTTTCTAAAATCAAATTCATGTGTTTGAGCATATTCTTTAGGCTCGTCAGATTCCTCTATCCTTCTTATTATTTCGCTAGAATATTCAGCTAATTGTCTTAACTCATATTTGTCTACGATTATATCCAAATAATGATTGTAGTTGTAAACAGTATAAAACTCTGTTGTAATTTCTGAAATGTAATGACTGTTATTAGGCAATTTATCAGACAATGTAATCAAATCAATCGATACTCTATTGTCTCTTAGTATTTGAATGTTCTCAAATATAGCTTGGTGATCCATTCTTGAAAAATAATCGCTTGTAATTTTGCTTAAAACGTCGTCAATAATTCTATTGTCAAGTATCATTGAACTTATTAATGCTTGTTCTGCTTTTATATCTTGTGGATATAATCTCATTCACACCACCCTTTCGGAGCAACCACAACACTAAGTGATTCTTTTGAGGTCGACATTTTTAATTCGTACACTGTTTGCCATGAATGCTCTATTGAATTTTCAAGTATTTTTATCTTGTCGCTTTCATTATCAGCGAAATTATCAACTTTTTTTATTATGCCGGCAAGCGCTCTTTTGGTCAGTGGCTTCTTGATTGAATTTCTCATTATATTAAAATCCTTGTAAGCTCTAACTAAATCTTTTGAGCAATCTTCAACCAATCCCCATAGTATTATTTTTTCATTCTTTATATTCTTTACATTCTTGTTTGTGTCGGTTTGTTGTCGGTTTGTTGTCGGTTTGTTGTCGGTTAGCTGTTCACTTTGTTGTCGTTCTCCTTGGTAGAACTCCCAATTTACAACAGTTACAAGAGAATATTTGTTGTTCGATTTAACCACTATCTTCTCGCGCTTTTGAAACGTTTTGCTCAATCGATAAATCTTGTTTTCGTCCATATTTAATTCAGCAGAAGCTTTCTTTCTTCCGAATATAAATTGTCCTTTTTTTAACTCGATTTCTTGTAACCCTACAGTTTGTTTTCTGTCTTTATGACTGGCCTTGCATAAGCACCATACCCAAAATTTTAGCCTATCAGGATTGTCGAAAACAAAACTATCAGTTATTGATCTATGAAGTTTTATCCATCCTGTGTCTTTCAAGTTATCTCTCCTTGTCTGTTATTCCTAGTAAGTAGTCCACGGAAACATTAAGTGCTTCTGAAATCTTAAGCAATGTATCTACGGTAGGATAATTAACGCCAGTTTCGTATCTGCTGATTATCTTGGATTGCACTCCTACCAATTCTGCCAATTCAGATTGATTTAAACCTTTTTTAAGCCTTGCTATTTTCATGTTTAACATTGTTTGTTCACCTCCTAATAATAATACTATACCTTTTAAAGTGGAATGTCAACACTTTTAGCAACTTTATTTGCAATAAAAAGCCGACCAATTAAGGACGGCATTCTCTGAATAAGATTCGCTGGAATTATTCATCTGTTAAGTTATGGAGATTCCACAAAACCTTCCAAAGAGAAACTTCATGCACACTTATAATAGCGTGTGCGACTATTTTCTACGTCTGCCTTTGTACTTGCTTTCCATACATCTATCAATTATAAAACTTTTTGACATTTGGCTAGCCTTTTCCTTCTTCATAAAGCGTTCTTTCATCATTCTATCAACAAATTCCTCTTTTGTCATACCTTCCATTATTCCACTTCCTTTTCTTTAAAGCCTAAGCACGGCTCATGGTCGGGTTTATTTATTTTACATTCTGATCTAGCGCACTTTCTGCATTGTTCAGACTTTTGTAGCTCTAGTATTATAGGGTCTTTACTCATTAGCTTACACCTCTATTGATAGTATTTTGTATATCACTGTCAATGATTCTTATTTTAGTTTTAAGCGCATAAATGTGTTCTTGCACAGTTTCACTCAACACTTTGAAAGAATCTCTCTCTGACCTTAATTTTGCTACATGTGGTATACCTCTACACAAATCGTATACCGCAGTTGCTGCCACTGGCTTTATAATATCTAGTTCTTTGATTCCGTTTATCATTCCTTCAGCCATAGCTTTTGTAAGTGCTACTCTATACTCAAATTCTTTATGTGCTAACTGTTGGCCACGTTCTCTTTTAATTTTAATTGCATTGTCTAACTCTTTTAATAAATTTTCTCTTATCTGATGATCGTCAAATAATGCCACTTCATCACCTCTTTTTTAAGTTATTAACAGCTGTTAGTTGTTTGTGGGTAACTCTATTGTTAGCTTGTTGCCTGATAGGGTTAGTTGTTTAGTTGTTAGCTTCATTTAATCACCTTCACATATTTCTACTACTTGCATACATTCTTCAACGCTAAACATTCCTATATGAGTGTCTTTTTCATCCTTACCCATTTTAACCGATAACCATTTATACATTTTCCTTCTTTCTTTTCTGTTGTTCCATAATTTATCAAAACTAGCATGGGCTTTCTTTTTCCACTCTCTCAATTGCGCGTTGGCCAATATACCGAGAGGCTTGTCAGTTCCTTTGTGTACTCCAACGTAAGCTCTACAAGGTTTGCACAAGTAAATCATTCCATAAGACTTGCCATATATTATTTTGCTATCTACGTATTCTGCAACCTCTCCGCAGTATTGACATTTAACTTCCATAATACCTCCTATAAATAACTAATCTTGAATACTTCTCTAAATTCATCCTCTGTCATGTTATGAGCTTCCATGCATAGTAATTGCATTTCTTTTTTGTACTGCTCATCAAGTGCCTGTCCTTCGTCTGTATGATGTAATCTATGATGTTCTTCTGATGTGATATACATAAACATGCCACGTTCGATTGATAATCTTCTGTTGGGATTTCCTTTAATTGGCTCATGAGCTTCTAGATATTCAAGCTCCCAATCCTCGTAATCCCTGTAAATACTTTTTATACTTTTATGTTCTTTTCCCATAACCACCTCTATTCACATACTTTTGCTTGTGTTCAACTTTTAAATATTTAAATTCATCTTCTGTCAATAACCTTCTAGCTGATTCTAAATAGTATGGAGATTTAGGCATGATCCCTTTGATTAATAATTGTTTAAGATTTACCGCAGCCGATTTACTTCTAAAGTGACTATGTTTACAGCTACCGCTCCTACATACTATCCAACCATCCTTGACTCGTTTTACTATAAGAGTCAATAGTATCACTCCTATCTATACTAGGTTGTCTTGTCTTTTAATTTTGTCGAACTGTTCTTGTGTAACTACTATATATTTAGGTACTTGTAATTCTGCCATCTTAACGGCTTCGTCATAAAGCTTTTTATATGATTCTTGACCATCTAAAAACCCTTGCCTGTACATTTCGATAGGATTGCTTAAAGTTGTTGCACTTAACTCTTTCATTTTATCCATTCCATCCCTTCTATAATCTTGCCTATATTCTTAACGTCCTTATAACTAATACTGTTTTTTTTGACACTTGCTGCAAACTGTAGAAAGCCACGTTTAGTAATTGCGTAAGTCTCATTTACATCATGGTAGTTGATGATTAACCAGTCCATCTTTACTATCTGATGAAACTTTAGTTTCCACTGTCTACCATCATTATATAGCTTATAAGTGATGTTTACTTTTGATGTAGTAGACTTTAACTCTACAAATACCTCTTTATCGCCAATTATTAGCCTTCTGTCGCATTTTATATCTTTTCTTCTACGTTTCCCAGTAGAAAGTGTATCGTCGCTGTAAAACGTTATATTTGCGGTATTTAGCCATAAGTCAAACTCTTTTTCAAAAGCCTGACCTGTGACTGCTCCGCTTTTCCATTTATTTCTTGGCATTAGGTAAACCTTCATATCCTTTGCAAAGTTCATCATATTGTGTTTTTGTTAATGTATTTAAGTCTGTTACTCCGTATTTAGACTTAGCTGTTTTAGATACCGATTCAAAGTTATAACCTTTGCTCCATGCTATAGCATTTAATCGTTTTACTTGGCTTTCAGATATGCCATTGTTATGATTGGTTTTGTCGGTAGCATTCTGTTGTGGAGTATCTTCTTCGTTTGGCAAATCTTCGCCAGCATAAATATAAAGCCCCAGCCCAAACATAGCAAGATTCTTAACTAAACATCTCATAACGGCTTTGTTAATAGCCATCATGTCAGGACTTTTGATTGCTTTGTTGTTATGATCCATAACCGGTAACCACATTTCGTGAGTTAAATCTCCGGCAGTTACTTTGGTATAAACCATGTAGCCTGTATCCTTGTTCCCAAAATAACAATTGTTAGATTCGTCTTTTAACACTTCGTATGTAGCGTTTGGATATTGCTCTACAAACCATTTCCACGCATGAGCCCAACTTAAATATTTAAATCTGCCTTTTTTCTCTACATTCTTCTCTACATTGATACCATACAATTCTTTAAATTTCATCATTGCACCTCGATTCCACTAGCTTCTAAGTATCTATCCAATGCTTCAAATTCTTCTGCTGTTCCAAGTAATGCATAAAATCTGTCCATTCTAGGTTCTTCTATTTCTGATTCAACTGGCATAAAGCTATTTGAAATGTTAGCCACTGTTTCAGCTTTCTCAATCTGTTGCTCTGCTTCTTCTTTTACTGCTTTTGTTTCTTCTTGAACTCTGCGATTAATCTCGGCTTGTTTCTCTGCTTCGATTCTGTCAAGTTCCGCTTGTTGCTTTGCTTTTTCTTCTGCAATTATTCTGTCTGCTTCTTCTTTGGCTTGTCTTTCAGCTTCTAATCTAATTCTTTCAGCAGCTTCAAATTCTTGTTTTTGTCTACGCTGTGCTAATTCTTCAACCTTTGTTTTAAGTTCCGATACATCAAGGCTAATTAAGTGGCTAAAATTTTCATAATCTAATGGCACTTGTAAAGCGTAAGTATCGTTTAGAATATCAATAAAAGCTTTCACCGTATCTACCTTATTGTCAAACGATTGTTGCTCTACTGCCAATACTGATAATTGTTGCTCAATGTCTGCTTTAATCTTGGTAAGTGTCATTGTAGCGTTTAAGTAACTGTCTAACAATTCAATTCTATCTTTGTACTCGTCTCTCAGCGTAGATTCTTCTTTACAAGTAGAAATTAATATTGCAACGTCAGATTCTTTTTTAGCTTTTCTGTCAGCTTCAAACTTATCAGCCTGATCGCTGATTACTGTTCTAGCTTCTTTAATCATCGTTACAAGTTCTTTTGCTTCGGATTCAAACTTTTTAATGTCTGGGTTAAGATTCTTAACAGTAGTTTTTCTAAAATCGTCAATCGCTTTGGCTTGTTTGTTTAACTCTGCCATAGTCTTTTTAGAACCTTTTAAAGTTTCTTCAGTAACAACTGTATTTCTGCAGTTCTCTAACGCTACATCCAATGATGCTTTAATCTCTGCTCCGTTCCATTCTATTTGTGCTGGTGATACTTTTCCTATTTTCAATTCAGTTACTTGTAAATTCATGTTTTATCTCCTTTTATAGTTTGTTGGAACTCCACAATTTGCGCAATAGCTCTTTCCACTTATAAGAACTTCTTTACAATTTTTACACCTTATAGCCTTTTTAAAATAATGATCGTTTTGATGTTCTTGGTTGTACTGTTTTCGCATTTGCTCGTCTACATAGCTGGTCATATCATTACCCCTCTAATTCGTCTAATTGATCTTGTAAAGTTGCGTTTTCATCATTAGCATTTACTAATTCATCTTCCAATTCCACAACTTTTTCTTCTAATTCTACTATCTTGTCAACCATATCTTCAAAGCTGTAGTTATGGTATGCGTGCAGTTCGTTGTTGTTAGCCATCTATTTTACCTCCAAGTTAGCGTAATCGCTTAGTGTTTTAATTAATTATCTTCATCAGCCATAATATCGTCTAATAGATTGTTCATTTTTTCACTTAGTTTCCTGTTTTCCTCTTTTAAATCAGCCACATTGCCAAACTCTTGATATAATCTATGAGCCATATCTTCGTCATAGTCAAATAATGCTGATATAATCTGCTCTGCCATGTGTTCCATGCCTTGATATGTAGTTTCAAATTTTAAGTTAATTTTTTCATCTTCATTTTTTAATACCAATGATGGTATTTTATGATTTCCTATCTCTAGCTTTTCTATTGATACATCTAATCCCATTGTTTCTATCTTCATTTCTAACTATCTCCTTCCAAGTTCCGTTTCTATTCTTCCTATACATCTTACCGTTTTGATATACTGTGTTGCCACTCTTACTGCTAAATGCTACTACATGACCTGGACCATAATAATTTGTTGTATTTAGCATGATACCATCTACCATTCTACTTTAAACTGGTAACGATTCTTTTATAATGTATTCGCATACATAACTATAATTATCATCAAACATTTTTGCTACTTCAACTGATTTTTCAAATGTTAAATCTGTAAATTTAACTTCGCCATCAAAGCCCTGTTCTTTGTTTTTACTTTTTATAATTAAATCATACTTTGTCATGTTAACCCCTCTCTACTTTTCTTCTTCGTACAATTTACTAAGTGCTGCTTCAATAATATCTCGTTGTTCTTTTAAAAATTCTTCCGTCAATAAACTGCATCTTAGCGCTTCATTATACAAAACTCTTAGTGCTAATTTAGCTTTTAAATGGTTATCCATGTTAATCCCTCTCTTATACTCTACTGTAAATAATCATTTAATATTTCATTAATCTTTTCGTTGAAATCATCGCAAACCGATTCTTTAAATGACTCATTACATTTTTCGTAATGGTCAGAAGGCATTAATCTTGCCTCAGGATAGCCATGTTCGTATATATCTCCACCCTCTATTGTTTTAATGCTATCAGACAATAACGATTCTATTAGAACATCTTCTCGTACAAATAAATTTGTGTTTGCAATTTCAATAACCTTAACATACTTAGCTTCTTCTTTTAAAACTTCAAACGTTTCATTGTTAATATCATTTTTGTTCTCTACTGTAAACCCTGTAAAACTTTTTTCTTTTGATTCCATGAACAAACTGTTCTTTAATTCTTCCATTTTAATTTTCATATCATCTACTCCTCTACTTTAGTAATAACTATTGATCCGCATCTCTTTTGTCATTAATATAACGATTTATTTTTAATAATTCTCTAGTTGCGTTTAAGCATAATTTTTCTAATTCTTTAGGCAAATTTTCCATTGTGCCTACATTGGCTATAGCGTTATAAGCACTGTAATAGTTCTTTATCACGTCTGGCACATTATACTTTTCCATATCTACTCCTTCTCTATAACTATCTTGTTCTTGCTGTAAGTTACCTTGTAATCATCTTTGTCATTAACATCTAAGTACAAAGGCACGTCCTTGATTGATATAATATTACTTCCACCTTGTCTTCTGAACTTCTTCCCTATTTCTGTATAAGCCATTGTCGCTCACCTCCCTTGTATCTATATAATATCATCTACAGTTGTAAAAGTCAAACATTTATTTAATTTTTATTTCACTTTATATTGATTATGTGTTATAATGTTACTATAGAAAGGAGGTGATAACAATGAGTAGATTATATAGCAAGAACGATCAAGAAACACTTACGTTTTTTCAGACACCTAAAAAGTTGTATGATAATAGGATATATAGCAATATTTCTAATGGTTGCAAGATGATGTATTCTATATTAAGAGACAGGCAAGACCTAAGTATTAAAAACGATTGGATAGATGATAACGGTTTTATATTCTTCTATTATGATTGTGAGAAGTTAGCTGAATACATGAGCGTTTCGACAAGTACTATTAATAGGTACAAGAAAGAATTAATTAAAGCTAGATTGATGCTACAAGTTAGACAAGGGCAAGGCAAACCGAATAGAATGTATATTCTAAAGCCTGAAAGTGTTGATACTACTTTGAATAGTCATAATGATAAATCTAGGATAGTCGATATGACTTATCTAGAAGTGTCAAAATCGCTTGGTAATGATACTGAGAGTAAAGAGACTAAGCATAACGATACTAAATACTTACATCTTTTCGATGAAAAGACGACTGTGTTATTAAATCTATTGAATGATTTTAGTATCAAAACCTTTGGTAAGCCTGTTAGATATCATGATCCAAACAATGAATACAGTAAGCTAGAAGGATTCATAGAAGATTTTAACACTAATGACTGGCTAGAAGTATTTGAAAGGCATTTGACTAAATACGATTACTGTAATTTGAACTATCTGAACGCAATAATAGAAAGAGAGATATAAAAAATAGAACCTTATAGAAGGTCCTATTTCATGGGTAGATATATAAGAAGATATAGGGAATATCTCGTTAACTTGGTATATGTAAAGTATACACTATAAGAGGGAATCAATCAAGAAAGAAGGTATAGTATGAAACAGCATATAACAGAGAAGCAATTAGAAGAATATAGAGTATCAAACGTATCGGGTCATTACAAATTAAAAGATATAATGTTCCATGGTGATTCACCTATTAACATGGCTGAAAAACTAACGATAGGTAAGATGATTGAAATGCTAGGTTCTAAATTTGATAGTTTGTATTTGAATCATAAAAACGAATTTGATGTAATGGTAGAAGAAAAAAACACCGAGTGGTGCAATAGGTTTGAAAACAAAGAACTGTGTGATGCATTATGGGAAGCGGTAAAAAGTGTATTGTAGGTTATCAATCAAGAAGAGAGGTATAGTATGAAAGAAAAGTTATTATTAAATTGGCTAGTAAGTGAACAAGTAGATTTGTCTCAGTGTCCTTCTGCAATTGGACTATCTGATAATCATGCAAATAGTGAACATAACAATTGCGATGAATGTATGACATTGGCGCTAAATGATAAGGCAGTTGAACTAATAAAAGAACACGAAAAAATGAATAAGTTATAGGCTATCAATAATCTTCTGCCCTATGTGTGGTAGAAAGTTATAGAAAGAGGTTGCCATGGGATACAAGATTAAAGATATAACCAAAATATGTAACAACTGTATGCATAATGGATTAGATGAAGAAGGAAATCAAAGTAAAGTGTGTGACGAATGTCATTATAGTGTTGAACAGAAAACAATGATCAATTTTGAACAGATATTAGACGAAGATTTTTATAGGTAGAAAGAGGTGTAAGGATGAGCAATATAATAGTAAAGCAACAAGAGTGGATTCATGATGGTGATTTAATAAAACTTATGAGTACTTGGCATATATATAACAAAGGTTATGTGTTACCAATAGAAAAAGTAAAGCATGGAGCATTAAGAGGAAAAATAGTAAATATAAACATGGGAAATAGTCAAACTGGATCGATTAAGATATCAAAAGGAGTTAAAATCCAAGTGCTATCTACTACAATGATAGTTGAAGATGTTTTAAGGAATCCGAAGATAGAAATATATGAGTAGGTTAATAGAAAGAGGTGTAAGGATGAAGGGATTAACAATTATAATAGATGCAAGCAAAAATCCGTCTAGGTGGTGTGGTTTCAAGTTTGACAGACAAAAACACTCAACTATAATAAATCTAGGAGTTATAGGTATATTAATATTCAAGTTGGATTTTAGAACTACAATAGATTTGATGCACACTGTATCTCACGAAGAAGATTAGGTAACATCTATTAGAAAGAAGGTATATATGAAATATGAAATTGCTAAATGTCTAGTTTGTAATGGAGAATTAATGTTTGAAGAGGAATTCATATCAAAAGAAACGAGATTTATAAATAAAAATGGAAAAATATCAAAAAGAAGAAGATTTTATGAAAAAGTAGGTACGCACTTAGATGGATTATGTTGTCAATCCTGTGGTGCTTTTTACGATTTTGAAGAAGATAAAAGAGGAAGGGTTGCAAACATTAGTTTTAAATAAATCAATACAAAATAAAAACCCCGAGGATTTCGACACCTTGGGGTTTTCTGTAAAAGCAGCAATGACGTTCAAACCATTTGAACGTATACACATTATATCATTTTAGTCACCTTTTGTCACTTGATGTTTAGTAAAGAAGAATGTTGCTATATTTGAAGCTATTAACAAGAATCCGTTTACTACATCAATAGATGTTTCTGAATTAGGATTAAACAGTACATATGCTACTAATGCAACAAATACTGCAAATACTATAAATGTCATCAGGTAATCAGTTACTTTATTATTCATTGTTTGCCATCCTTTCTATCATGGTCCATAATTCTTCTCTAGTTACAAGGTCCTTAGGTTTAGTTCCATCAGATATACCTTTATTTATGCAATACGCTTGACCTTTTACTGCCCAAGGCGATACTTCTGACTTAGCTTTAGGTTTTGCACCAAAGTAATCCATATAAGCTTTAGCGACTAATTTAGCAGCTTTTATCTGTAATTCTTCATCCATCAATCTAGCACAGTCGATTTTATTTGAATGATTTCCGCATTCTAGCAAGTGAACTAGTGGACAACCTATATCTTGTGCTGAATCTATAACTGCATAGTAATCCTCGTTAGCACTTTTGATTCTACGTTCTCTTACTGGTTTAGATGGTAGTCCAAATCCTTTACCACATGCGTCTGTAAGAGTCTTGGCAAATACTTCTGTTTCTAGGTCAACCGAATCTATTACTAGCGATCCAGTTGAACTACCAGCAGAATCAGTATGGATTGACAAGAAAAAGTCTTTGTCTTTTGCAAGCTTCCCCCTAGTTCTTAACGGTACATCCTTAGTAGTAGGTCTAGCAAGTGTTATTTCAAACTCACCAGTTGATTCAAGTTCTTGCTTTAACAGTCCTGCGAACTTAAAATTAAAGTCAGATTCCCAGTATCCAGGCAAGCAACCTTTGTTGTATTTTCCATAATGCCCTGCGTCTATTACACCTTTAATCATTATATGCCCCTTTCAATATATCAATGCGTTTTTCTCCTATGCCTTTAATCGCCTTTAAATCGTCTATGACAGCGTTTTCATTTTCATTTAAGTATTCTATAATTTTACTTGCTAAATCGTCACCTATGGACTGTAACTCAATTAAATCGTAGTATCTAGCGGTATGTATGTCAGGTTTCCTTAAATAAATAGAACTTATAGCAATAGAACAGATTAAAAAGGTTACTAATAATATTAAAAAAACTTTATTTTTCATTACCGATCACCACCAGACATATTGTTAATAAGTCTGTCTATCTTTTCTTCTATTCTATTAATTGTTTCAATAGACTTGTCTTCTCTTCTGTTAGCATCTTCTTTAGTTTGGTATTTGTCTTTTATGTTTCCGATTTCTGCATCGTTTTTCGCCACACCTTTACTTAAAGATGCATATATAGCACCTATAAGGGTCATTACAACCCCTAAGACTGCTATTAATATAGTTATCCATGTAGCGTCATTCATGGTGCACCTCCTTTGCTAACTTTATTATACCAAATATGGAATAAAGCACAAAGAATGTTATTAATGCGCCAACGAGATTGTTTAATAAAAACGTTATTACACTAGTCATCATAATTGCTCCTTTTTAGTTTTTTCTAAATCGGCCAAAAAATCAATCTTAGCTTTTTTATATGTGTCCGAAATTAGTTTTTCTACAATCTCAGATTGTTGGAATGTAGATTTATTTTTGTACGATTTACTATTGAAAGTATCGTACAGCACGTTATTTATCTTTGTTCCGAATTGCTTTCTAAAATCGTACTGTTCTTTCTTGTTCAATCCGTTAGGCATTCGCGATGGGATGACTCCCGTATTATTAGTTTCGTTAAACAACCTTTCTATTTCTAGCAATGTTTCGTTAGTAGTCTTGTTTGAAACTATTGAAGGGTTGAAGAATGTATCAAATGCTTTTTGAATTTTGCCTTTGCCTTCTTGCTCTAGTTTAGGTTGCCCAAGCATATTCAATTTTTGTGGAAGTTTTTCCCTAACTCCTGGCAATTTCTTTTTAAGTGTATCGGATACTTGTTGAATTGGAGAGCTGTAATCTACTTCTCTTTGATACTTATCGCCAAATTGAGCTATTTGACCACCTAATGTTGACATGAATTGTGTTGGGGCTGTAAGCACTGTATCGGATATTCCCTCTGCTGGTGTTCCATATTGACCACCAAACATATTTGTAACACCTCTGAATAAAGATTGTTTGAATATGGTGTCAGCACCAGACAATATGCCCTTTTCTACTCGTTTAATAAATTCGTCTTCTTTCTCTCCTGACAAGTAAGCATCTATTCCAACTGCTAGTGGTGTCGCTGCTGGTTGCGCCCAATCGTAAGAGTACCACGTGTCTCCTATTTTAATAGAATAGTTTCTTTCTCCTACATCACGTTTTAAGTCCTTAACTTTACCACTTGTATCTTGTGTTTTTCCAGTTACGTGTCCGTTCTTGGCCATGGCATAACCTAGTGCAATAATTCCGCTACCAGTAAATAATCTACCGACTGAATCTGTAAACTGTTTTTGATTCATCGCAATATTTTTGCCTATTTTACCGAGCCCTGCAGATGCATCAGCGGTACCGCCAGCAGCAATTTTACCAAGATTTATTATGTTCAATGGTGTGTATTCTAACCCTTTTGCTAATATATTCGCAGGTGTTTGAGTGTAAGGCATTGCAATATCGCCCAATCCGTAATCAATGCCAAATTCTTTAAGATTAACACCTTGATTAATCGATTTTTTAAAGTTTGATACCATCTTAGCTGTCTGACCATTGTTTTGGAAAACTCTCTGTAATGCAAAATCACTTGCTAGCTGTTCTAGTTCTTTTTCAGGTGCATTTACACCTAGTTTTTTTAAATCAGCTAATCTCATTTCGTATGCAGCTTGATAGTAAGGCCTATCGCCTAACTTCAAAGCATCACCAAGCCAATTATTAGCTTTGTTAAGCCATGAAATCTCTAAGAATTTAGCGAGTTTTACAGGTTCTCCAGCTAATTCATTTAAAGTAGTAGCTAATGACTTTTCAAATATCTTTCTACTCCTAGGAATTTCTATACCGCCCCTTGTAGGTGATGTATCAATATTTAGCTTAATGTCTGAGGCTACATCGGATAACCCTTGCTTGAATCCTTTTGCTTGTGCCTTTAAGTTAGGGGTTATAGGTGTCTGTCTTTGAGTTTTAAGAACTTTTGATAGCATAGCATCAGTTATTCCACTAGGTATTTGAGAAACATTTTCTAACCCAGAGAATATAGTGTTGCCTAATGGGTTTCTTGATAAAGTGGTTTTAAAGTTACCTAGTAACGATAGGTTTCTAAGTGCTCTAATTTTATCGCCCATAGTAGCGGGTATTTTGTCTGCCAACATCTGATCTACTTGTGAAATTAATTTGATTCTTTCTTTTCCAGTAGCGTTTTGAGCTTCGGTCATATTGTCTATAATAAATTTAGCTTCATCGTCTGATAATTTAGGAAGTGTGCCATCAGCTTTCATTTTTGCATAAACAGAAGGCAATTCGTCCTCAATTTTTTTAGTAGCATTTTTAAGTATGTTGTGTGCGCTTACCAATTTCCCCTCAGGTGTACTTTTTTGTAGCATTACTATAGCTTGTATAGCTTGCCCTGATTTAGTTGCTTTTTCTGCAAATTCTTGAGCTAATAAATTCGCATTTGCAATATCAGTTTTACTGACTTGATGTAATAATGCAATAGCTTCTCCTGTATCACTTGCAGTTTCCAGAGCATCCTTTGTCTTGAAATTATTCAAAGTATCATCAAAATTGTTAGCTACATTTTTGATCGCATTGTTCCATGTTTCTTCATTAGTGATTGTTTTATAAGTAGATGGGTTATCCTTGAAGTACTGTTTCATATCACTAGGTAATTCAGAACGCATCAACGAATTGCTAATTGTTTTTCGTAGTTTTTCGCCTTCGGATAGTGTTAAGTTTCTCGAAACCGTTTGAGACAAATCAATTTGTTTTACCGGTTGTTCTGCTAAACTTGCAACATCTGCTTGATTTAACAATGGTGCTACTTGTGGTGATTGTGTAAGTTGGTCTACTTGTCTTAGCAAAGGTGGAGTTGTTTGTGCCGTTTCTTTTAAAGCTACATCTAAATCAATACCGGTTGACTCTTTGTAAAGTTCTTTTAACGCTTGTTCGTCACCTTCTGCCATTTTACCAAAAGCACCACCAAAATTATCCGCTCTCCATTTGTTAAAATCCTCTACAATTTGTTTTGGTGTTGTATCAAACTGCTTGTAATAATCTTCAATAGCCATATTACTAGCTAATTTTTCTTGTTCTTTCAAATAAGATTCTGCTGTAGTATCTGCTGATAGTCCTAATTCTTGTTGAATAGTTTTAGCTTTATCTGCAGGCAATTCTTTGACTGCTTTGTCAAATCCTTGTGGGTCAGCGTTTTTAAGTGCTTTAAAATATTCTGCAAATGCGCCTATGCCGAGATTAAACCCAACATCAATTAATCTATTAAATCCTATTTGTTCGATGGTATCTTTTCTAAGAATTTCTTGTGGTGTTTGGATAGCAGCATCAACAAATAAATCAGCTATTTGACCAGCTGTAAATTGCGCTACTTTTTCACCACCTAGTTTAGTTCCTAAGTTTTCAAAGAATTTAGTACCTCTAAGCGCATTACCAACTGTTGCATATAATGCAGCTTGTTTTCCTATTTCACCAGTAACTTGTCCAGCTTTGAATTGTTCTGGTCTATAAGTCTCTGCTGTTTGTTCTGCTTCGGTCAATTGTCTAGTTGGTTCAAATAATGGGCTGTCGCCAGATTTGTCAAATGTATATTCTAGCCCCTTTCTAATGCCACCGGTTAAAGACTCAGCAACGCCAGCTCTAAAAGGTGTTTCTGCCACAGATAACTTGTAACTTTCAATATACTTATCGTATTCAGGATCATTCTTGGTAGGTGGTACGAAGTTAGACGTATCATTTCTGTATTCGTCATACGTTCTAGCAATTTTTACCTTACGATTAAGTAATCCAGTTGTTTTGGTTCTAGGCTCACCTTCTAAGTTTCTACTTTGTTCCAGCATAGACTGAAACTCTTTTTCTCTGGCTTCTCTTTCTACTCTCTTTTGTTCGTTCTCTTCGAATCGTTGTCGAGACTTTTCTCTTGCATCTTCTACTGAATACCTGGACCTTTCGTTTTGTGCACCACTCCTACCACCACCCGTAATAAGTGGAGTAGGAGATTTAACAGGTGCTGACTCTATAGTTGATAGATAGTCTATATTTCGCTTGTAAGAAGGTGCTGACGTTTGAGGTGCGGTTGCAACAGTAGGTTTCACTTTTGGCGTTGCAGGCTCAATTGAATCTGATTTAATAAACATAGAGGTATCTAAGCCACTTGAATTTGTTGCTTTTTTAGTTTTGCCTTCAAACATGCTTAAATCAAACATATTATTCCCCCCTAAATGTATTAAAGAAACTGTCCTTTGTTGCTTTTAATTTGTTGGCTGATACCATTGAATCATAAGCTTCTTTGCCAAGTGTATTGATTATATTCTTAGCATTTGATGTGAGGAATTGACCAACTTGTTCTGCTGGATTATCCTTTACTTGTTCCCAAGTTGCCCATACATCGCCTTTTGTTATTTTAGGCGTAGAACTTCCAATCCTAGCTTCTTTCGCTCTGCTTAGGTTGAGTTTCTCTCTATCGAGTGCTGTCTGTACTTTTAATTTAAGAGCGTCGGTCGCCATTTCTCCCAATCCTATTCCTAAGATAGGAGATACATATTCATTTGCTCCGTTAGGTGATTTTTCCCACAATTTAAACGCTCTGTCATATTGCTCTAATGCCAATTCTTGATTACGCTCAATTTGTTCAGCGTTACTAGCTTCGATTCCAGCAATCTTTTGATTTCTAGCCATGATTAAGTATGGGATTAATGGGTCATTAGGGTTTACGGCTTGTCTACGTCTGATTTCAGCGTCGTAATCTTGACTGTATTGACCTATTGTTTGTAATTGTTGACTAAACGCGCTTTCTTGCGCTTGTTGTTCCGCTTGTTGAACTCCTAAGTCAAATTGTTGACCAGCCATTGTTCTTTGTCCGTCAAGTGTGCCAGTAAGTCCAGCAGTTTGGAAACGGTCTTGTCTTGCTATATCTTGATCTCTATTCTGTTGAGCTATTAAATTTTGAAGCAATTGAGCTTTTTGACCAGATACTATTTGAGCTTCTTGGAATCTGCCTTCATTTTCGAGTCTAGCTATCTCTGCATTGGCATCAGCAATTTGATTTTTTTCAGCTAAATTAATATTTGCAAGTCTATTTTCGCCAGCAGTTTGTGTTGCTAAAGCTTCGCTTCTACCTATGCCACCTCTATCGCCTAAGTTAGACGATCTTTCCAGTGCACTTCTTAGACTTTGAGCCTTTGCAACTTCTGATTGCGCTCTAAGCGGGTCGTATTGTTGTGGTGTACGTTCTATTAATTGCTTTTGCGCTCCTACAGACTCGTTAATGCGTTGTTTTAAAGCTGATAATAAGCTTTTAGTAGCTTCGCTGGATTGCTTTTGCAAGTTATCTTGAACTGTTGTTACTGGCTGAATAGGTTTGTCTTTAGAACTCAGCCCTTTAAGAGTGGCTACATCTTCAAAATTGCCAGCAGCAGTAGCTTCAGCGATTTGACTTTCAATAGTATTTTTTTTAGTTGTCTTTGGAAGTGAAGGTGATCTTCTTGAAAGTTCAGCCTTTATATCTCTTGTTGTTTGAGTATCAGCCCCAGAAGGCAACAACTTCAAATTTCTTTTAAGTTCATCAGTTGTTACTTCTTTAAATAAATTATTAGCCATTACTTCACCTCGTTTAATATTCTTATTCTCTCGTTTATTTGATAAACTAAATCAACTTTGCATGATTCGTCAAAATTGCCAAATATATTTTCTAATTTGGAAATGCCACTATCTCGCAAATTTTTAAGTTTTGTGATATCTGTTTGCTTCGCAATTATTCTTTCTAAAGCTTTTACACTCATTACCAAACACCCCCATCTTCCATGATAATATTTAAATACTTTTCTTCATTCAATTGCGATTCAGTAAGCTCTTCATCTAAAGTACTAATGCATTTTACAGGACATCCATTACATAAGTCTGTATACTCTGCCCTTAGTGCAACAATTAATTCAGTATTATCTAAATCAATAGCTTTTTGTAATTGACCATATACCTCTTGTTTTGCTGTTTCTCTTTGTTCGATTTCAATTTCTTCTTGCGTTGGTATTAATTTAGATTCACTATACTTTATGCCTTGCTTTGTTTCCTTGTCATAAAGTATAAAATCGTACAATCTATCAGGTATGTAGCCGGTTTCATTTAGTAGTTCATGTTGGATAATTTCCCATATTTCAGCACCTGTTTTTTTACCCTTAAAAATAACGTTCATAACTTCCCCTTTCTATGGTAACAATGTATAGTTTAAAGTTACACCAGACGTTCCTACTGCATATTGATGTTTAAAATTAAGAGAATTTTCAAATTTAAACATAGTTGCAAATGTAGGTGTATCTCTATTTGGTCCCACATCTACCGAATCTATTTCTATAGTAGCACCGTTATTCCCAGCAAAGCCACCATATAACCAACCTTTTCCTGTTACGTTTATAAGTGAATTGGTTGTTACTTTAATATTTCCACTAGCAACTGTTTTGGGTATAGCGATTTCAAAGTCATCACCTAAAACATAGTATATTTGCATTGTATTTAAGATATCATCATAATACGAAAAACCAGTTTCAAATCTTATCATTGCCATTATGTGATTAAACGCTTGATGTGGCGCACCATTACTGGCATCGCCTATTTGGTCAGATCCATCTACTACAAGTCTAAATTTAGGTGTCTGAAATGTTGGGTTGCAAATAGCTATAATCCATCCAGATCCTACAACACTAGTTCTTAAAGCTAATGTTGCGGCTTGTGGCGCACTGTAACTACTGGTAGGATTGTCCCACTCTTCCATAGGATTTGCCCCACCTTTAGGGGCATATATAAAAAAATCGTCTGACACACTCCACGTTAATGAGGTGGGCGTATTTTTCTTTATATCGCCTGCGTCGACATCAACAAACGCATCAGTATCAATGTTAAATTTTTTAACTGCTTTTGCTGTTTGACTATCTTCCGATATTGTAACAGCTCCTGTGTTTGTAAGCGATGGCGTAAACGGTAATATGTTTCCGTCTAAAGTCCTATCGAACTCTCCAAGTGTATCAAGTGTTATTGCATTTGCAGTTCCTGTTGATAATTTTGAAGCTCTGATAATGTTTGTATTTTCGTTAACTTCGTTAATTGCTACAACTGCACTATCTTTATTCGTGGTATCTAATGCAGATATATCTCCCAAATCATCAAATTTAGCAACGCCACCAGATTGCTTTTTCATTTCGGCTGCCATCTTTAATTCTGTTAATGTATTATCTGGTATTTCTCCTAAAACTATGTCGGTTATTGCGGTCCTGTTTTCTTCCAGCGCATCACCTACGTTGTCAGCTGTAATGCTTGCCGAATTATGACCAACTAAGTTAGATCCAGCATCGCCTAAAGTCTTAGACGTCAAGGCGCTTTGTGTATTTGAATATACTTCTTGTATTGAATCGTCTATCTGCTCTCTTATCGCATCTTCTGACGCTGGATTAGTAGGACTATAGACATAATCCGTTAATTTTTTTAATCGTGTTGAAAAACTCATATTTCCTCCTATTTTATTTGACGTTTAATTTGATATTGCCATCTCATAGAAGCAATGTTCATTGATTTTCCAGCTTCATTATTGGAAAATTCTACTGCGAAATACTCAATGTTTTTTAATGCTGGTCTTAGTGGCCATAAAAACAGCTTTGGCATGATTCCCCATGTAAATGTTGACCAATTGAACGTATCCCACGAAAAAGTACCAACCTCTATCGGCTCTGTCTCTATTTCTCCTGTTATGTCGTCATTAGTAAAATACTTCACTTCGTAGGTTGTTTTTCTATCACTTCTTACACCTATTATACCATTTGTGATAGTAAATTCATACAAACCGCTACCTACGAGTCTGAACGGATATCTGTACTTACCTTCATACCCTAACCCAAAATCGAAAAATTGACCTTCATCATATTCAGTGTAAAATTTCACTGTTTTTCCACTAGTTCTGTCAATGTAAAATAGCTCGTCTCCATCAGACGCAAAAGATTTAGCATTAATATTGTCAAAATACCACCAAGAAAGACGTTTCGCATTATCATCAGGGTTGCCAGTATCATAGTAAGGTGCTAAGAAATAATCCCATAAATACACCTTATCATTAACGCATAACCAATAGTTTCCGTCATGTTGAACCGAAGACGCTTCTATTATGTTTGATTCAAACAACAATTTAGGATCAACATTTCTGCTTATAGCGAATACGTTCCTCTGATTGCCTACGTTAGTAGACTGAATCACGCATACACCAAATTCACTTGATAGAAATACAGTATTATTGTTAACTGTTTCTATTGTATCAGGACAATCGCATCCGAACTTATCAGATACAGGGTAAGAATTAAATACCCCTATAGTACCATCAAAGTTGTAATCAACTGCGTATATCTCACGCTCTTTAATAATCATTAATGAGTTTTGTTGCTTGTTGAACCCTGTTATATTTTCATCAGTAAGCCCAACTATATTAAAGTTGTCATAAGGAAAGTATGTTGGATCAACCCCAACACTAGAAATCCCTGTCCAGTAATAAATACCAGTGCCGTTATTTCCAAAGAACAGCCTATTATCATTTTGACCACCAAAAGGCTTTACTGCCAAGCAATTAAGTATAGAATCTATATCCTCTTGATTTGTTTTGTATGCTGTTACAATCACGTTATTAGTTCCGCTTGCTGGTGCGACTGTAAAGGTGACAACTCCCGTTGTTCTGTTGACTGTAAAATCTACACCCTCAACTTTTGGCACTCCATTTACTAAGCATAATACAGTTGTTACATCTAAATCTAAATCAGTTAGCGTGTAAGCAGTAGAAGAACCATCACCATTAAATAAATTAGCAAAACCAGCACCTAACCTGTTGTATTGTTCGTTTAAATCTCCACCACCAGTAGGTAATCTATTAATAATTACACTTGGTATATACGGAACAACGTCACTCGCTGTTGTGCCATCCCATTGAACATAATTACCGACTTGTTTTAAATATATGTTTTCATTGTATTTAAATAGCTTTGATTCGGCATCATTTAAGCCTGTGAAGATTTCTGTTATAATACCAGTGCTAGGGTCTTGTTTGTAAAGCTTTGTGCCTGTGTGCTTAATTAAAAAGTCTTTGTATAGGTATCTGTAGATTGAATGCCCGATTGCTTCTGGTGATTCGTCTGTCTTTATAAAGTCTTGACCCCACCTCTTATCTAGTATGCCATCTTTGTACCACATATTAAGGCAATCGCTAGTCTTATCCTCTGGTAAGTCAAACTCAATATTAGCCAAGTCAAGCCCACCATCAAGGCGTGACTCTTTAGATGGCCAAAACTGTTGCTTTGGTATTACTGGCTGTGTTATCCTTGGTGCTATATAAGCCATAAGTACCTCCTACATTGCTGAAAACACTGTTTGAACAGCGTTAAAAGTCGGTTGCTCTAATTGTGTAATGTTTTGAATCTTCTCAATGTATATTGATCTAATCCAACTTGATAGTGCTGGGTTATCTGCTGCTGTTGCTAATGTTGCGCATTGCAAGCATACTACCTCAAATACTTTATCCTCTATGTCAAGTACTGTATCGTCAGGTGCGTTAGGTTCAATAGTTTCAGGATATTTAAAGTAATGTATATCGAACGATCCCTTGTCATAGTAATTCAATATAATTTTTCTGTTATTTTCCCATTTATGAGCCACATAAGCCTCGTAAACCCTTGGGTCAGACTTTAATATTACTGAATCGAACTCTAAGAAATTATCAGGCATATCATACGCCACATAAGCTGTGTATGTTGGCACATCATCAGTAGTTGGGAATGTGTATTCGTAAAACCCTGTATTTCTTATATTGTATGGATACAAGCCCAAAAATTCGATTGTAACAGTATCGGTAGAAATCGCTGGTATTAATACCTTATATGATGTAAATTGTCTTTTAAGCGTATTGTCTATGGTTTGTACTGGTGTTCCATTGACACTAATAGTGCACGTGCCTATATTATCCATTTCAAAGTAAGCAGATTGACAACCCACAAAGCTATACGTCTTAGGATTGTCGGGTAGTACTTGTATAATCTCAAACCCTCTTAAAAGTCCTAACATATTAGGCACTGGATATTGAGTTACTTGAAATACTTCTGGTATTTTAATAATTCCAGCCACATATTTTTGCGCTTTATCCAAGAAATAATTAAACTTATCTCTATAATCAGCATTTTTAGAGGGCGCAATGTCTGCACCCTTTTTAGTGGCTTCATCAAGTACTCTAAGAAAGAATTTTTGTGCATCTAGTTTAGTAGACATAATTATCCCTCCTGTTCCTCATACCATCTTAAATTACTTGCTATAATATTATCACCAGAACTTCCATTGGTGGCTACAAACCTATACACAGTGTTTTGCTTAAACACTATTTCATCTTCTGATTTTCCGCCAGCACCAACTCTTGTTTGGCCTATGCCAGTTGATCCAGGCAAGAAACTAGAAAAAGCTGGTAGTAAAGTTCCGCCATCTGTAAATGTAGGATTTTTAATAACGGCTGCAGTTGCTGTGTTGCTAGATGATCTGCTTCTATTATTCGCAACTAACTCTGTGCCTGTTTCAGCCGTTACTTCCGCATCTTCATATATAGCCGTGTCAACGCTATCAGCACTTGTAGTTATTCCAGCTAGTCTATAATGAATATATCCCGTTGACGGCGTAATAAAAGCGTATTCTACTGTATCTGTTGTCGCTACAGTAGTTTTGTCATAAGCACCAAACATAATTCCATTGTGAATATATGCATGATCGTTGTCAATTGTTTTTAATGCACCTGTAAAGCTTTCAAATGCCTTAAAAAATGCTACTGCTATACTATTCTGTAATGCCATAATTACACCTCCATGCCTAGTTCTTTTTTAATGTTACTTATTTTCTTGTTATGCCAGTGCTTTATCCCTTTAGATTTAGCAAGTTGTCTTAATTCATCATCAGATAGAATCTCTTTTACTTCGTCTGGGTTGATTTCTTCACCTTCCCAAGTGCAACCTGGTAATTTGTTTTGTAAAATGTGAATTATTTTAGGGTCATTTGTTTCTAACTCTCCATTTTCATCAAACTTACATACTGCATACCTATTAGTAGCCCCAGTTTGCTTGTGTTTGATAGTCTGAATCACAGTGTGATTTTGTCCATATTTAAACTTCATGTATTTACCTCCTAATAAAAAATAGTGGAGTCATTAAACCCCACTATTCTATTTTGTTTTATGCTATTTGATTAACCTACGTTTTCAATTACTTTAACGTAAGCTGCATGATCTGTTAACAATTTGTCACCAGCATTAGGTGTTAATGTTAACTCGATAGATCCATCTGCTTTCTTGCAATTAGCTGTGTCAACACAAATAACTGCTTCTGTGTTCTTCGTAACTGTGCCTGAGATAGTTTTACTATTCCACATTGCACCCGATCCGAATGAATAAGCAATGTCGCCAACCGCTGCTGCTCCTGCGCCACCGATGATAATCAACATATTTTCTTCTGTGTTCTCAAGAGTGAATACCTCTGCTAGACCGTCTGTGTCTGCTGTTGCAGCATTTGACGTAACTGTGGTAATCTCGTTTCTATCAGTAATTTTTGATTCTACTACTGTAACACTCATATTGTACCTCCTAATATAGAAGGGGCAAAGCCCCTATTGATTTTAGATTTCTGTTTCAGCTCCGTAAGTTGCAGCACCTGTAACTAATTCTTGATCCTTTATAACTTTAGCGCCAAAGTTGTGTAACCCTCTTACTAAGTCGTCGAATGTATTAATAGCTCTTAGCGTTTCAGTCTCGTTGATTTGGTCTGCAAATGCCATTGCCATTCCTGAACCAGCCATAATATGAGAAATCGGAGTTGCTTCTGTTCCTGTGTTGATAACTTGGTTAGTTACATAGATATCAAAACCTAATGTATTACACCACATCATACCACCTTTACCCTTGATGCCTTCATTAATACTGAACTTAACGCCAGCTAGTTCAAGTTTTAACTGCATCCAAGGCGGAATAGTCATCCACATATCAGAAACGTCAACGTCTGATTCTGCTAATTTTTGCTTAAATGCACCAATCCAAGATAGTACATTTACACTTGTAATAGTTGCAGCAGTTACTGTTTTACCAGCATCTACATACAGTCCCATAATATAAGTATCACATGCTTGTGCTAACTTATAAGCTGCTCTTTGAGCTTGCGAGCCTTTGGTATCCATTGACGCTTGCGCTGCTTCAATATCGCCTACTTTAAATGCAAAGGCATCAGCTTGATCTACTAATAATGTAACTCTTGAATCTTCTAACGCTTCATACGTAATGTCTGCGCCAGTGTAACTGAAAATTGTAGGGTCTGCTAGTCCATTAAAGTAAACAGCGTCACCTTGCTTCTTGATTTCTCCTGTGTACTGAGTGTTACATACTTTCTTTGCTACTAATTTAGATTCTAATGTTCTTAAAATCGTTGCTGCCCATACTTTAGGTGCAAAATTTTTAGTACTCATTTAGTTCCCCTTTACCATGATTTCATGGATTTCATTATGAGGTCATAATTGTCATTTACCTCTTGTTGAGTCATAGCTTCAACTTGTGCTTCGGTAATGAATGAATTAGTCTCCCCTGTGTCTGATAAAGCACCAGGTGTAGAAGTGCCATTTGCTTCTATCTGCTTTATCGTGTCTTGTTGTATTTTGTCTCTATCTTTTTGAATAATTGATTGTTTGTTTGCTAAAAAATACGCTTCTGAAAGAGTCATGCCCTTCTCTACATATTTGATAACGTTGTCAGAATTATCAAGTTTTGCGATATCGTCTAGGCTAGTTATGTTTTCGTCTATACCTAAATCATTTAAATCGCTATTAAGTTCCTCTAATTGGCTCTTGACATAGGTAGCTTCTCTACTTTTTTTAAGTTCTTGATAGTCAGGGTCGTTTTCCTTTAATTGTGCGTACACATCATTAGGATCGACTTCTCCATCCTTTAAACTTTCAAGTAGTTCAGTTTCCTTCTGCTTGGCAATTGCCTTGTCATAGTCAGCCTTAGTGTGAATACCGTGTGATTCGCCATATTGATCAGATATGAACTTGTCAATAGCATCCTTTTCAGCTTTCTTTCTGACTTCTGCAAACTTAGAGTTCTCTTCTGGACTTTGCTTCACTTCTTCCGTGGTAGACGCGACTTCTACCTCTTCGCTTTCAGTAGGTTCAACAACTTCCTGTCCAGTTTCCACTACTTCTGTAGCTTCTTCTGTTGTTTGAGGATCTACGACTTCCTCCGTTACTGCGTTATCAGCAATTTGATTTTTCATAATAATTCTCCTTTTTAATAGATGTTTCTATTTAAATTTATTATACTACTAATATTTACTTAGTGCAAAATATTTTGCCATTACTCTTTGATGATAGCTTCTTGGTAAGTGAATTTAAACATATAACCATTGTCACATTCTTGCGAACCATCGCAATTCACAGTACCTAATACTTTGTTATTGTCGCTAGCATCAATAAACTCTATTTTGCATATCACTTGGTCATTTATTGTCACGTTATCCATTGCTCCTCCTAATAATCTACACTTTGTATGATAGCCGAATCCCTTTTGGCTACGTGTTCAGGGTTTTGCAAGTCTTCACCAGCGTACCACTCGCAACGTTTGTTTTGACAAGCCCATAAGTCAACAACTTCTATTTCTGTAGTATTTTCTTGTGTCTTATGACCTCTTTTGGCTCTTACTAATCTTGAATTACATTTAGGACAGTTCATATTAAACCCCCAATCCGTCTAATAATGCTGGATTCTGCTCTACTGCTTGCTTTTCTTCTGGTGTTAACTGACTCATAACATCATTTACTTGTTGTTCTTGCTCTGCCATAGTTTCACGCTCTTTTTCGACTTGCTCTCTAAGTCCTTGCGGTATAGAGTTCTTAGGCATATATTTAATATGGTCAAATTTATCAATCCATTGCCTATCTGCGTAAGTGTCTAGGATGGCAACTTGCAATGATTCAGAATAAGTCGAAGCTGGCCCAACGTCTACCATTAAATCAAATTCAATATCCCTAGCTATTTTACCGTCAAAACTCTTAAACATTTCTTTGCCTTCGTCATCCTTGCCCTTAATGGTTCTTGGGAAATTATAAAAGCACTTAAAGAATTGTTCCCATATTTCACCTTCACGTTTAACACTAGCAACTACGTCTTTCATGTAATCATCATTTGGTCTTTGGGCTTGATTCTGTAGCGCAATAATCGCAGCAGCAGCCATATTAGCACCTATTTGCTCGCCAGTCGATACCTCTGTTACGCCTGTTACACTTCTAGTGTAGTCTAATAGGGTTTGAGTCAATGCTGGTGCTGTGTTAGGTGTATTAGGCATCTGCATATATTTAAACCCATCACCACCACCATTGTAGTTGTCTGTTAGAATTTCACCTGGTGTATTAGTGATTGTTTGAGAGAGAGCATTCACCTTTGCAATAATTTTAGGCCATGCTGTTTGTTGCACTGCTAATAGTTGCATACCCATGCCCCAGTTTAACGATTTCTGATTAGGGATAATATCCTCGATTAGACTTCTGTAATATGCTGATTTTCTTCTGCGCTTTAAGCCTAACATATCAACTGGGTATAATTTAAACTTGCATTTTGGCTCTGGTGATAACCTGCTAGCTTTTACAACTGTTGCGTTCTTTGTTACTTTAACCCACCATACTTCACCCTTAACTTTGTAGTATTTAGTGAAGGTAGTTACTTCCTTGCTGTTCTTGGACTCAACTCTTGCACTCTCGTACTTCTCGTTTTCATCAGCTGTTGTTGGGTCAGGCTTTATTAATTGCCAATCTTTACCACGTTTTTTAGCTGTTTCAATTGTATTGTTAAAATCTTCTCTCTTTTTCAAAATTATAAACGGTTGCATTTGTATTTGGTATGGTTTTAATTGATTGTTGCCAAGTATCATATCCATAGGGTCTATGATTTCACCCTTCATTTTACCAACGTACTTTTGAAATGTCCCGCCTATGAAAGAATTATCAAAGTAAAAATGACTTACTCCTGTTCCTAATGAAATAGCATCATTGGTCTTTTCTTTGATGAGTGTATCTTGGTCAATGTCATACCATGTGTTTTCAGCCATGTCAGTGAAATCTTTAGCGTAGTCCTCATATACTTGGTTTTCTTCTTGATCTCCACCTACTGGCAATTCTTTAACTCTAAATTGCATTTTTAATTGTTGTGATAATATATTAGACCTTTTGTTCTCTACAGTTTGGTCACATATATTAATTACTGGCCTTGGCATATATTTAGTATCTTCTGTTGGTGGTGGCCACTGCTTGCCCTCAATAAACCTTGTAAACTCTGGCCATTTAGCAACAAACCCCATTGTTGTCTTGTAGTCAATATCATTTAGGTAT